TGAGAAAACGCGGATTGTGTTTTTGGGAGGGCCAGCGGGAACAGCGAAGACGTTTCTTTCTGTTTATTCTGCTTTGGATTTATATAATAATGACAAAAACTTAAAAATATTGTATTTACGTAGTGTGGTGGAGAGTGCGGATAGGGGGATAGGTTTTCTGAAAGGAGATATGGATGATAAGTTTGGGCCATATATGGCACCGCTTTTAGATAAGATTGATGAGTTATTGAATAAGCCAGAGAAAGAGCAATTAAAAAACAAAAGGGTACTGGAAGCAGAGCCGATTAACTTTTTGCGCGGATGTACATGGAGGGATAAGATAGTTATTGTTGATGAGGCTCAGAATATGAGTGTGCGTGAATTGACTACTGTTTTGACTAGGATAGGTCGTGGTGCGAAGTTATTTATTTGTGGTGATAGTTTGCAGAGTGACATTAGGAGTAGTGGTTTTGATAAGTTGAAGAATTTATTTAAAGATAGTGTTAGTTCCAAAAAAGGGGTGTATAGTGTAGAATTTGGGAAAGAAGATGTGATAAGAGATAAAATTATCAGTTATCTTGTAGAAAAAATTGAATTATTAGCCCCAAAACAATAAAATTTGATATGAATAAAGTTTTCTGTTCTTCCTGCGGCCACAAAAATGTGTATGAAGTGGTCAAACCAAAATTTTGTGCGGCGTGTGGCACTCAAATTGGAGTTGTTGCGGCTACTCCAGCGAAAAGAGAAGTGGTAGCAGAGATTGAATATGAAGAAGAGGTTTCTCGCTCTTTTGATTTACGGAGATTAAAAAACGATATTGTGGCTGAAGCTAATACAAACAAAACAACATTAACAGACTTATGGAAATCTGCTACTCCTGAAGATGCTAGCGGGGGTAAGTTTTCTAGGCCAACGCCCAACTTACCTAATGGTGAGGCAATGATTAAACAAAGCCAAGCAGATTGTGCATCTTCTAGAGTTCAAGATATTGATGGATAAAAGGTATGAAGACCTTGTTCCAGAAATTGAAGAGCTTTTAAATAGATACAGGGCTAAATGGCAGCTTAACTCCATAGCTTGGTTGGATTATGATGATGTTTCTCAGATAATCCGCACTCATATCTATAAGAAGTGGCATTTGTGGGATCAGAAGAGAGCGTTTAAGCCTTGGGCTTCTATGTTGATTAGTAATCAGATAAAGAATCTGATAAGGAATCACTATGGAAACTTTGCAAAGCCGTGTTTACGGTGTTCTTTTTATTTGGGGGGAGATGAATGTGGTTTTACAAAGAGTAGAGAGCAGGATGAAGAGTGTGAGGATTTTGCTAAATGGAAGAATAAAAAACAAAATGCTTTCAACTTAAAAATGCCAGTATCTTTGGATTCATTAATATCTGTAAAAGATAGAATAAATGAAGATGAGTTAGACTATGATAAGAAAGTGGGCAAGATACATGATTTAGTAATGGATCAATTAAATGAAAAGCACAAAGAAATATATAAGCTTTTGTTTATAGACCATGAAGATGAAGTGAAGGTGGCTAAGAAGTTTGGGTTTAAGAGGGATACAAGTAAAAGAAAAACACCTAGATACAAACAAATAAACAATCTTAAGAAGAAGTTTTATAATATAGCAATAAAGGTGATAAAAGAGGAGGATTTATAATGATATACGATTTAACAGAGGAGCAGAAAGAGGAGATTTTAAAGTTATTTAAAAAGAACCCAGATTTAATGTTTATAACCCGCAAAATATTTAATGATGAGACTATTGATGGGAGGTCTAAACAGGGTAGGGCAGTAAGGAAGTTCTTAGCTGAACAAGATAAAAAAGCAAAAACAACCCTTGCCCCCAAAGTAGAGCAAATTCATTTAACAAAAGAACAAAAAGAGTTCTTGATGACTGACAACATTGAGGTTGGCATGAATGCGTTAGAAATAGCCCGACTCACTTTTAAAGATCGTGATGTCCAGCCATTAAGCATGAAGCATAGAATCATTGTTGATTTCTTAAAAACTTACAGGCCAGAGATTGTAGATGATAATGAGATCGTTACAAAAGAGAAGTGGACTCCACCTAAATCTATAAACAGAGCTATTGTTAAGATAAACAACTTCTGTGGCACTGCTTTAGAGGAACTAAACCTCCAAACAAAACAAAAAAAACTAGTAGAGCAATTAATTCTTTATTTTAAAAGCCCCCGTTTTAACCATTTTATTAATCAGTATGTTACTCTAGCTGACAGAGACTTGTTTGAAAGTGAGTTTGTTCGTGCTGTTTGGGACAAGCCAGACCTTACTAACGACGAATTGAATCTGTATGTGACTGTGTGTGCCAACTACGTGCGCCAAAAACACATCCAGCAGCGCATTGACAAGCTTAATGCACTACTAGACGACCAAGACAACGAAAGGGACATCACAATGCGTCTGACGGAGATTATTAAGGCGACTAGTGAAGAGCTTAACCAGTGCGAAAAGCGGATTGAATCCTTGACAAAAGACTTGAATGGCTCTAGAACTGCGAGGCTGAAGGCTAAAGGAGAGGAGAATGGATCTATCTTTGCTTTGGTTGAAGCTTTCCAAGAGCGTGAAGAACGTGACCGTATGATCATGATGGCTGAACTTCAAAACAAATTAATTGAAGAAGAGGCAGATAGGCTTGAGAGTATGGATGACTACAAAGCGCGAGTTCTTGGTATTTCCAAAAAAGAATTGTTATGAGTGAGTTTGTTTGCAGAGAATGCGGTAAGTCTTTTGAGAAGCGTAGGGGTTTTCACGCCCATCTTAAAGCGCATAGTACTTCTATTGGAGAATATTATGTTGAGCATTATGCTAAAAGAGACTTATACACAAACGAACTTCTGCAATTCAAAAACTACGACCAATATTTCACAGAAGACTTTAACAATGTAGATAATTATTTATCTTGGTTAAAAACAACTTCCCCAATCAAAGCAAAAAACCACTTAATCAAATATACCCGCAAAAGATTTGAGAACAAGGATGTTAAGTTCACTCCACCAGACTTATACTACATGTTGGCTCAAATGCCCAATATTGATTATTACCGCAAAATGTGGAGATCTTACTCTGATTTTTCTGAAGATTTGGGTATAGAATCTTGGTTTAATAAAAACTTGCCCAAAAACTTTTGGGAACAAGACATTAAAGATATGCAAATATTTATCGATACTAGAGAACAAAAGCCTCTCAGGTTCGATAATAGTATGAAGAACAAGTTGGACTTCGGTGATTATACCGCAGCAGGAGAATATTATTCAAAAACCTTTATAGATAGAAAAGCTCAAGATGATTTTAGACAAACCTTTGGAAAAGATATTGAACGGTTCAGGCGCGAAATGGATCGTTGTGTCAAGTTTAATTCTTACATGTTCATTGTTGTCGAGTCGTCTATTGAAAAAATCGAAGAAGACAACAAAGTATCGAAGTTTAAATCGAACTTAGGTTACTTGTGGCATAATGTTCGTAGTCTGATGATAGACTACCCAGAAAATATTCAATTTATTTTTGCATACTCAAGAGCAGGAGCAAAGAAAATTATACCCAAAATACTATATCATGGCCAAAAATTATGGCATGTTGATGTACAATATCACTTAGAGAAAAAAGTTCATGGCATGGCAGAAAGGAAAACAGCGGTATCGAAATGATTACTCCGCACAAGAGTTTAACTCTTATTTAAGAACACTTGATGGCGACCTTCCCGACGAAGAGGCCAAGTATTTATTATACAAGTTCTTAAGGGCTAATATAGCATTTACCTCCGAATTATTTTTGGGGGTAAAATTATTTCCTTTCCAAGCAATGGCCATCAAGGGAATGATGGTATCAGACTACTCTATGTTCGTATTCTCACGGGGTATGTCTAAGACTTTCTCTACAGCTATTTATGTGTTACTTGAATGTCTACTGAACCCCAATGCTAATATTGGTGTTATTGCAGGTAGCTTTAGGCAATCAAAACAGATCTTCCAGAAGATGGAAGATATCCTTAGTAAGCCAGAGGCAAAGCTCGCAAAAGAATGCGGAGTTAAAATAACAAAAGGTACTGACCAATGGACTTTAAAAATTGGTAATAGCCGCGCTATAGCTTTGCCGTTAGCTAATGGAGAACGACTGCGTGGATTTCGATTTAATAGGATTGTGTTAGA